AGTTAGGTACCTTAAAGTCGTCGCTACAAGCGATCGTCGACCAAACCAATACAACGGTTGTAGTTGTCCGTGTGGATAGCGCTGAGACAGAAGCAGAACAAAGTTCACTTGTCATTGGAACTACAACAGCTTCAGGTCAATACACAGGCTTAAAAGCCCTACTCACGGCAAAAGCAAAACTGGGTGTGACTCCTCGTTTAATTGGTGCACCAGGACTTGATACCCAAGCAGTAACGACAGCACTGGCGAGCACTGCACAAAAGCTACGTGCTTTCGCTTATGCCTATGCTTATGGCTGCGGAACCAAAGAAGAAGTTGTGGCTTATCGTGAATCGTTTGCTGCACGAGAACTCATGCTGATCTGGCCTCAGTTCATTCATTTCAATACCGAGACTTCGCAAAATGAAGCTATCTCCCCTGTAGCTTATGCACTGGGGCTACGTGCCAAAATTGACAATTTAACAGGTTGGCACAAAGTTATTTCCAATGTCGCGGTCAGTGGTGTTGTTGGTATTAGTAAAGATGTCTGGTGGGATCTACAGCAAACTGGCACAGATGCCGACTATCTCAACTCAAATGGCATTACTACGCTCATTCGTGAAGATGGCTTTCGCTTTTGGGGCTCTCGTACCTGCGACGCGGAAGGACTATTTCCTTTCGAGAACTACACACGCACGGCTCAAATCATTGCTGACACGGTTGCTGAAGCGCATATGTGGGCAGTCGATAAACCACTTCATCCATCACTGGCCAGCGACCTCATTGAGGGCATTCGCGCCAAACTCAGTGACCTAACCAATAACGGCTACCTCATGGGTGGTGAAGCTTGGTATGACGAGACAAAGAACCCTGTAGAAAATTTAAAAGCAGGAAAATTCCGCCTCTCTTATGACTACGGTCCAGTTCCACCACTTGAAGATCTTGGCTTCTACCAAATGATCACAGACGACTACCTCGCAGATTTTGGCGCACGAATCACAGCATAAAGCTGTGATTTGTCCTCCCCCTATTTGAGTAAACACACATGGGATTACCAAACAAACTTAAAAACATGAACCTATTCAATGATGCTGAATCATTGGTCGGTGAAGTTGCGGAATGTACGCTTCCAACCTTAGGACGTAACTTCGAGAACTGGCGAGGTGGTGGTATGAATGGCCCTGTTGCCATCGACCAAGGTATGTCTGAAGACTCTATCGATTTTGAATGGAAAATCGGAGGTCTCAATCTGACATCACTACGTCAGTTCGGCATTACCTCTGCCTCTGGCGTCTTACTACGCTTCGCTGGTGCATATCAACAAGACGACACAGGTGCAGTCACTCCTGTCGAAGTTGTGATTCGTGGTCGTCATGAAGAAATCAGTATGGGTACCCAAAAGCCTGGTGATGACACTGAACAAACCATTAAAACCAAATGGACCTATTACAAGCTTACGGTCAACGGCAATAAAGAAATTGAAATCGATACTTTGGCCATGAAAGAAATCGTCAACGGTGTCGATCGTTTAGAAGCACAGCGTAAAGCCTGCGGTCTGTAATGCCCGACCTACTGCACAATTTTATGCAGTAGGTCTTTTTTAAACTTAGGAATTCAAACGCGATGAATATGCAACAACAAGCAGAAAACCTCGAAGTAATCAAAAACCCAAACGAAGCCCAATACACCCTTGAAACACCAATTCAAGTTGGTGGACAAACCATTTCGGAAATTATGATTCGTAAGCCAGGTACGGTCGCACTTTCTGGACTCTCCCTCCAGGACATTTACCGTTCCGATGTAAATGCACTCTGCCAAATCATTCCCAAATGTGTATGGCCACAAATCCCACGTGAAGCAATGCCCCTTTTAGACCCAGTTGATCTTGGTCAAATTGCAGGTCACATCATCTATTTTTTGATGCCGAAGTCGCAACGTGCAGCGACCGATATCCAATTATAGACAGTATTCCCGATGTCATGGCCAACATAGCTTTGGTCTTCCACTGGTCACCACGCGACTTCGCAGAAATGAGCCTCAGCGAATTATTTATGTGGCACCAAAAAGCTTTAGAGCGTAATCAAACCAACGAGTGAAGGTATTCCCACCAATGTCGACCTTAAATTTACGCGTTTTTTTTGACGCAAAGGACAATATGTCTGGCCCCATGAAGGCGATTATTGGTGGCTCACAGAACCTCGGTACCGCCTTTAAAAAAACGCGTACTGAGCTTAAAGCGCTTCAGGATCAACAAGGCCATATCAACCGCTATAAGGAAACGCAAACTGCCTTAGAGGCTACAGCCAATAAAACGGCAGAGTATCGGAGTGAATTAAAGCAACTACAAAGCTTACAGAAAAACGGTAACACCTTAACCGAGACTCAACTCAACAAAATTAAAAACCTCGAACAAGGGATTCGCCGGCTCAAGAGTACTGAAACCACCCAACGTAACGAATTGCAAAACCATATCCAAACTTTGCAAAAAGCTGGACTCAATGTCGACAAACTATCCAGAGGTGTAGAACAGCTCACTGACGAAGAAAGTGCGCTTAAAAATAAAATCCACCTCACCACCATGGAGTTGAATAAACGTCGTGATGCCTTGGATAAAAACAGTAAGGCGCAAGAGCGTTTTGCCAAAACCCAAGCCATCCTACAAAAAGGTTCAGACTTCGCCAAAAAAGGCTTAATGGTGGCAGGTGTTGGCACGGCAGCCATGACTGTGCCCGTAAAACTGGCCATCGATTATGAGTCCTCTCTAGCCGATGTCAAAAAGGTCTTTAACGGTACCGAAGCTGAGTTCAAATCCATTAATAATGAAATTGTTGAAATGTCGACTCGTTTGCCTATGGCAGCCAAGGACATTGCTGCGATTGTCGCCGCTGGTGCGCAGTCCGGTATTGCAAGTAAGGAGCTCACCACCTTTGCTGAAACGGCTGTAAAAATGGGTGTAGCCTTCGATATTTCGGCTGAAGAATCTGGTCAGTCGATGGCTGAACTACGAACAGCTTTTCGGATGTCACAGGCACAAGTAACCACCCTAGCCGACCAAATTAACTACTTAGGCAACAATACCCCAGCAGCAGCCAAAGGCATTTTAGAAATTGTACAAAGGATTGGACCCCTTGGTGAAGTCGGAGGCTTTGCTGCCTCTAGTATTGCCGCGTTAGGTGCGACCTTACGAGGTATGGGTATTCAAGAGGAAATTGCTGCGACTGGTATTAAAAATACTATGTTGGCCTTGGTTGCGGGCGAGTCTGCAACTAAGGGGCAAATCTCAGCCTATAAAGAGCTTGGTTTGGACTATGGCAAAGTCGCAAAAGACATGCAAAAAGATGCCAACGGGACGACTCTCATGGTGTTAAAGCAGATTGCTGCCTTAGACAAATACAAACAGGCTTCCGTTCTTTCAGATTTATTTGGTAAAGAGTCATTGAGTGCGATCGCACCGCTGCTCACCAACATGAGCGCCCTTGAGAAGAATCTGGGCTTGGTAGCAGATAAAAGCCAGTATGCCGGCTCCATGGAAAAAGAGTATGCAGCACGTGCAGCAACGTCGGCGAACAACATCAAATTATTAAAAAATGGCGTGGCTGCATTAGGTATCGATATCGGTAACGTCCTACTGCCACCACTAAATAGTTTAATCCTCAAAGTACGTACGTTTACCAATGACGTCCGTAACTGGGCAAAAGAAAATCCAGCACTTGCTGCAACCCTCACCAAAGTGGCAGTCGCAGGCATTGTTTTACTGGGTGGTATATCAGCGCTTGTGCTGGGTATTGTGACCTTGCTAGGGCCGTTAGCTATTTTAAAAATGACATTCGGCGCTTTAGGGATTGGTTTTGGTGCCTTAGGTGCAATTTTCTCCCCTGTCGGTTTAGTTATTTTAGGGGTAGTCGCTGCGGTAGCAGGTGCTGCCTATCTCATCTACCGCAATTGGGAGCCAATTTCAGGTTTCTTTAAATACGTTTGGTCAACCATCAAAACCGCTTTTAGTGGTGGGATTTTAGGTGTAAGTGCACTCATCCTAAACTGGTCACCATTAGGTTTGTTCTATTCTATATTTGCCAAAGTCCTTTCTTGGTTTGGCATAGAGCTTCCCGCTAAATTCACTGGCTTTGGTAGCATGTTGGTGAAAGGTTTAATCAACGGAATTAAATCAATGTTCCCTGGGCTGCAAAGTATTTGGTCACAAGTCACCAATTTCATGCCCGACTTTATGCGGAAGAAAATGGATATTCACTCTCCGAGCCGTGTCATGGCAGGCATGGGCGGTCATATTGTCGATGGTATAGGTGTAGGACTGAATAACCGCACACCTGCCCTACAGAGTCAGTATCGGCAAACGCTTGGCGTCTTTGATAGTGCTATGCCAACAGTGGGCTCAGGCACCAAACAACCTTTGATAGGTGCAAGCGCCTCAAAGGGAAATACCCAACCATCAAAATCGATGAGTGGCCACGATGCTTGGAATCAAAATGCACCCAAATTTCAGAGAGCAACGCCTATTCAAAACCATAGGAATATCACGATTCATAATAGCGACAATATTCAGATTCACATCGACAACAGCGGTAAAGGTGTTTTACACAACGCTGCCAATGAAGTACGCCAAGCTTTAGCCCAGCGCGATCGGGAACGCAGTGCGCTGATCCGTCGTATGTTGACAGATCGGGAGTAAGACACATGATGATGGCACTTGGTTTATTCGTATTTCAACTCTCGACCGCATCTTATCAAGAGCTACAGCGCTCAACGGCTTGGCGACATCCAAGTAACAGCCGTGTGGGCAATACCCCTGCCTATCAGTTCACTGGAAAAGATGAAGAAACCATCAATTTATCCGGTGTAATTTATCCTGAAATTACGGGCTACCAAAACTCGCTCGATATGCTACGCAACATGGGTGACACAGGTAAGCAGTACATTTTAATTGAAGGGACTGGAAAGATTTATGGGTTGGTGATTATTAAGGACGTTCAGGAAACCCGTTCCAACTTTTTCCATAATGGCGGTACCCGAAAAATTACGTTTAGCGTCTCTTTAATCATCACCGAAGACACTACCAAGAAACTGTTGGGTGCTACAGGTCAGGCATTGTTAAGTCTTGGGGGTCTCATTTTATGAGTTTTATGCCCTCTAACACTGAGCAATATACAAGCCTCAATAACTATCCGCATGCTATTTACCGCATTACCGTGAATGATATTGATATTTCATCGACTTTGGCATCGCGTCTCGTTGGACTGAGTTTGCAAGACAACCGAGGAATGGTGGCAGATAGTGTCGACCTCACTTTAGACGACAGTGACAACGCGCTCGAAATTCCTTCTGTCGGTGCAGAAATGAAAGTTTGGCTCGGTTGGTCGGACACGGGCCTGATGTATAAAGGGTCTTATTTGGTCACGGGCGGTTCACATTCTGGTGCCCCAGATGTTCTGAGAATATCGGCTGAAAGTACCGACCTTGCAGAAGCATTTCGTCAAAAGCGAGAGCGATCGTTCCACCAACAGACCATAGCAGAAATTTTCCAGGCATTGGCCTTTGACTATGGTTTAAAAGTGATGGTACACAGCAGTTTAAGCAGTCGTAAGGTTTCACATATCGACCAGAATGACTCCGATGCCAATATCATGACCCGCATAGCCGATGAACACGATGCGATTGCAACAGTCAAAAACAATACCCTTCTTTTACTTCCCATTGGTGAGGCACAGACCAGTTCAGGGCTCGACCTACCTGCAGTTGAACTGGTCAGATCTGACGGTGACCAACACTCATATTCTTATGGGCAAAGTCATGACAAAGTGGAGTGTGTAAAAGCCTATTATCACAGCCCGAAAAAGGGTGAAAAGCTGTATGTGATTGTCGGTAGTCATACGGATAACCCTAAAGAAATTCGCTTTATTCACCGTGACAAGAAAACAGCCGAACTGGCCGCTTTAGCTGAATTAAAACGATGTAAACGGGCTGAGCAATCTTTGTCTTATACCTTGGCCAAAGGTCGACCCGATTTACTCCCGGAGCAAGAGTTTTCATTTGTGGGTTTAAAGGCTCAGATCGATGAAATCGTTTGGCTAGGCAAAACCATTACCCATGACTTAAACGAATCTTCAGGCTATACCACACGTATAGAGCTAGAGGTACAACTGCCTAATGCTGACGATGTTTCCATACTGTTTGATGACACGACTAAAATTGAGCAAGAGAAAAAGACCAAGACAGGTTCAGGGCAAAGAAAAGCGAAAAACTATAAAACCTATACTGGTGTAAAAACATGGTATTCGGCAAAGCCTAAACCTCAGCTTATGACGGTAGGTGACCAAAGCCAGCCTTTGATATTGGTACGCACTTATAAGAGTAAAAAGACGGCTCAAGTGGCATTAAATCGGGAGTGGGCTCGTATTCAAAAAGCCAAAGGCGAAAAATAAAAAAAGCTGCCAGTTATTCACTGAGCAGCTATCAAGAGGGTCTAATTAAAATAACGATATTTCGTACATAAATCAACATTAAATCACCATATATAATACTTTTATTATACAATAAGTACGATAAACCGAGAACAGGTCACGTATGGCAAATACAAGAAATCAGAATGCTTGTCCGCACTGCGGATCTAAAGTGATTATTCGGCATTCTCAAGTTGAAAATCCGCTTTTAAAAACACTTTATGGACAGTGCCAAAACCTTGAATGTGGTTGGACTGGTCGGGCTCATTTGGAATGGGCTGCCACGATTTCCCCATCAGCTACACCTAACCCCGCTATCAAGCTTCCTCTTTCACAATGTGCGCTTGCAAGAAACATCATTAACCATGACGCACGCCAGCTTCGGAGTCGTCATGGCTGA